GCGGATGCTACCAATCCGCGCCACAAGCTGATTGACGAGATCATCAAGTCGTTCGTGCATCGTCCGTCGATGCGTAATGTGTCGAACCAAGAAGCACTGGCGACCGCACACCGCATGGTGCTGGCCGAACTGGGCGAATCGGCCCCCACTGCTAAACCGGCGCACGTTCAGCACAAGGTGCCGACGCCAAGTGCCCCGCCGAACATCGGCACCCTGCCCGCTGCCGCCATGAACGACACCACCGGCGGCGAGTTCGCCAGCCTCGATTCCCTCGCCAAGGGCGGCGACGTCGAAGCGTACGAAAAGGCGGTCGCTGCCCTGTCCGACGCCCAGCGCGCCCGCTACTACAAGAACTGACTGCCTACTAAAAGGAAAGCATCACATGATCTCAATCGACCTGAAGCCAGGACAAAAACTCCAGATCGGCGATGCCATCGTCACTCTGGAACAGAAATCCGGGCAACTCGCGCGTCTTGTCATCGACGCCGACAGGTCGATTCCTGTCAAGAAGATGAAAGAATCAGACGTAATAGGCAACGGCGTCTTTGCGCAGGGGCTTATGACAACCTGAATTTAATGGTTGCTTTCAATCATTTAGTTGCCTTGAGAAAAAACTAACCGTACAATCACGCCATCAACCAGCGCAGGAAGTGCCGGGGGAATTTCAAAAACCCATCCTTTTATAAGGGGCACTTCCAATGAGCACTACCACCTTTGGCTCGGCATCGCCGCAGACCGTACAAAAATGGTCCACTGGCCTGTGGATCGACCAGCGCGCGCAGTCGTACTTCGAGCAGCGCTTCATCGGCACCTCCAGCAATTCGATCATCCACCGCAAGACCGAGCTGGAATCGGGCGCCGGTGACTCCGTGAAATTCGACTTGTGCGTCCAACTGCGCGGCCAGCCGACCGACGGCGACGACCGCGCCGAGGGCTCGGAAGAAAACCAGAAGTACTACCAGGACCAGATCTTCATCGATCAGATCCGCAAGCCGGTGTCGGCCGGCGGCGAGATGACCCGCAAGCGCACCGTGCACGACCTGCGTCAGAACGCGAAAGACCTGCTGTCGGACTACTTCGCACGCCTGACCGACGAGATGTTCTTCATGTACCTCGGCGGTGGCCGCGGCGTCAACGAGGACTTCATCCGTCCGCTGGGCTACACCGGCCACGCCGGCAACCCGTTCCAGGCACCTGACACCGATCACCTGCTGTACGGTGGCGTTGCCACCAGCAAGACATCGCTGGCCGCGACCGACAAGATCAACCGCGCCGTGATCGAGCGCGCGCTGAACAAGGCCGAGATGATGCAGGCCCGCAACCCGGAAACCGCGAACATGGTGCCGGTCAAGAACGGTTCGGAAGGCCAGTACGTGTTCCTGATGAACCCGGACCAGGAATACGACCTGCGCAACGACACCACCACCGGCTCGTGGTTGGACCTGCAAAAGGCTGCTGCCGCTGCTGAAGGTTCGAGCACCAACGCGATCTTCAAGGGCAATCTGGGCATGCTGGGCGGCGCCGTGCTGCACAAGCACCGCTCGGTGATCCGCTTCAACGACTACGGCGCCGGCGGCAACGTCACCGCCGCACGCGCCCTGCTGCTGGGTCGCCAGGCTGCGGTCGTCGCCTACGGTACTTCCGGCGGCATGCGCTACACCTGGAAGGAAAAGATGAAGGACTACGACAACGAGCCGACCGTTGCCGCAGGCTGCATCATGGGCATCAAGAAGACCCGTTTCAACAACAAGGACTTCGGCGTGCTGGCGATCGACACCGCAGCAAAAGACCCGAACTCGTAATGTGAACGGACCGGGGCAACCCGGTCCTTCCTGAACCCATTCATCCAAGGACTATATAACATGGCTACCATCCTTTCCGACTTCGCCAAGCGCGTGCGCAACACCGTCAATGGTGACTGCGCTGGCGATGTCGTCGCTAACCGCTTCTACGTCGACCTGGCCACCACCGATCTGGTGCTGAACAACGTCATCGACATCGGCATCCTGCCGGCCGGCCACACCGTCACCGACTGCGTGCTGATCGCCGACGACCTGGACACCAACGGCACCCCGACCATTACCCTGGACGTCGGCATCATGACCGGCACGCCTGGCGATGGCGTGACTGTCCGCACCGTGGGCCAGGAACTGTTCACTGCCGCCACTGCCGCGCAGACCGGCGCCATCGTGAACCTGACCCAGAAGACCGGCTTCACCATCGCGGCGACTGCTGCTGACCGCTCGATCGGCGTCAAGATCGCTGCGGCGCCGGCAACCGCCGCCGCTGGCCGCATCCGTCTGCTGGTCGAGATGGCAGCGGTGCACAGCACCGTGGTGTTCTAAGCACCGCACCAAGAGAAGGGGGGGGCTTCGGCCCCTTTCTTGTATCACCCGCATCGTAGAAAAACCATACGGAGAACCCGATGACGACCGCAATCGAATGCAAGCTGCACCGCGCCGGCGGCAGCATCATCCCTCTCGACGGTATTGAATATCACTTCGCCCCGCAAGCTGATGGCTCGCATGTGGCGAACGTCGAGAATGAAGAACACATCGACCGCTTCCTGTCGATCACCGAAGCCTACCGCCTGTATCGCGGCGCCGTTGCTGCACCTGCTGCACCTGCCGAAGCAACCGCAGCACCCGAAGCGCAAGCCGACTCCGGCGACGACGAACGTGCCGCGCTGGTCGCGCAGTTCGAAGCGCTGTATGGCGAAACTCCGCACGCTCGCACCGGCGTCAAAAAATTGCGCGAGATGATCGCCGCCAAGCAGTAACCTCAAGGAAGCCCGCGCATGGACCGTTATTCCGATGTCGTCATCAACGAGAACGGCCATGCCGTCCCGCGCGTATCCATCCAGATTCTCGACCAGATCAGCGGTCTGCCGGCCATCATCTACGCTGACCGCGACGGCAACCGCCAGGAAAACCCGTTCCTGAGCGACGATCTTGGACGCTGGTCCTTCTGCGCGCCAGATGGTTTGTATGAAGCGCGCATCTACATGGGCGGCGTGCTCAAGGCACGATTGCCCGACATCCGTATCGAAGAACCGGGCGGTGTTCCTGCCGAACTGACGAAATCCACCGGCGCGCAATTGGTCGGCACGCTGGGCGGTAGCACGGTGCAAGCCGACCTGACCGCACTCAGAACCAGTGTCAGCGGGCTGTCGAACTACACCCTGCCGCCCGCATCGGCCGTCGCACTTGGCGGAATCAAGGTCGGCAACGGTCTGGCGGTCGGCACGGATGGCACGTTGAACGCCACCGGCCTGACGCCGGGAACGGTCGGTTCCGTCAATGGCGTGAATCCGACCGGCGGCAATGTCCTGCTGACTACCGACAATCTGCAAGAGCCAGCCACCACGCCGACGAATCTGTGGTTCACGCCGGCGCGCGTGCTGGCATCCGTGCTCACCGGCTTGTCTGTTGCCAGCGGCGCGGCTGTCACGGCAGCAGACACGATCCTTGCCGCAATCGGCAAGCTGCAAGCGCAGGCGACCACCAATGCGCAGGCAATCCAGACCAACGCCAGCATGTTGAGCCAGAAGGACGCGAGCAACGGCTATGCGGGTCTGGCCGGCTTCGCCATCAACCTCAAGAACGCCGCCGGCTCCGTCCTGTCCACCATCGCCAGTGCCGCCACCGCCGCTCGCACATGGACGTTCCCGGATAAAAGCGGCACGGTCGCCATGCTGTCGGACATCCCGGCTATGGGATCGATGATGCTGATCGGGCAAACGACTGTCAGCACGGCCGTGTCCAGCATTGACTTCCTGTCCCTGTTCACTTCGACCTATGACAAGTATGTGATCGAGATTCAGGGGCTGACCGCCAGCACCGCAGGCGGCCTGTTGGTCCGGCTGGCGAACGCCGGGACAGTCGATAGTGCGGCGAATTATTACGGCTTTGGCGCAAGTGGAAGCGCGCCGACTGCGGGCACGGCGCTCGGCACCGGATCGATCAATGTCGGCACGACGGCGGCGACAGCCCTCACCGCAACATTCGATATCCGCAATGCCAACTCGGCCGCCAACAAATCGGCAGGGCTGCGCGGTGCGGCCGGTACTACCAGCATGCTGCTGGAAGGTAGTTACACGGGCGCGGCTGTCTCTGGATTCCGCCTGCTGGCTGGTGGCGGCAATTTCACCGCCGGCAAGATCATCGTCTACGGCATCAAGAACAGCTAAGGCACCCCATGACCATCATCATCAAGTCCGAAGCGCACAGCAGCACCGTCAGCGACGGTATCCCCGTTGCCGACCTGCTGCGCCGGTTTCAGAACATCATGAAGGATGCCAAGGCCGTGCGCTGGTCCGAACAGGAGGCGCTGGACTGGATCAATGATGGCGCGACCGAGATCGTACTGCGCCGCCCCGCCGCCCGTGCCGTCACCGAGATCATCGACCTTGCCGCCGGCACGTTCCAGACCACGGCGACAGGCACCTCGCAACTGCTGGACGTGGTGCGCGCGATCCGCGCCGATGGCACGCCGGGCTCGTCGGTACGCATCGCAGACCGCCAGCAGATTGACGACACGGAACCGGACTGGCACCGCCGCCGCGCCGGCCCGACCAAGCACTACATGG